CGAAGGCGTAGGACATGCACAGCACGTCGGTGCTGGCGTCCATCGCGTAGTTGTATACGCCGCGCTCGGGCAAGTTGCACCTGCTGCGCGTCTCGAAGTCGATCCAGAGAATAGTCACGGATGCCTCACTCATCCGCTACTCGCCGGGGGCGGCCGAAAATGACCGCCCCCGGCTTTCGCGCCCCTTATGCTGTCGCGCGGCGACGACGGCGCGGAGCCTCTTCCGCAGCCACTTCGTCTTCGACAGCCTCTTCAGTGTCGCCTTCGGTCGGCTGGGCGTCAAGACCCACCCACTTCACGACCTCGAAGACGGGCGTGTAGATCCGGCCATAGGACTTGTGCTGATAGTGCTCCTTCTTCAGACGCACCATCGGCACCGGCTTGGACTGATCCTTGTCCACCTGCTCGGCGATGGCCACGGCAAGCGCCTGCACGGCCTTCTTCCCGCCGACGGACGTGGCCGCATAGCGCGCCTGCATCCCTTCGTCCTCGCCGTTGGTGCAGGCCAGCGTCATGCCGACCTGCATCTCCCAGCCCCGCTTCGCAGCGGCCGGGGCAGGCTCCAGTTCAGGCAGCGGCTCGGCCACGCCAACCATCTTCTCGGCCAGCACCTCGCCATCGCCCCAGCAGATGTAGCCGTGGACGAACGAGAAGGGATTGACCGCCCAGACGCTGTCATCTTCGACTTCGGTCTGGTCCGCGCCGAACACCCAATGGCCGGTCTTGTCCATCTTGAGGATGACCATACCGCCCGCGCCCACATCGGCCGCGACCGAACGCAGGGCCGACGACAGCGACTGCACCGACGGCAGGTTCGACCCGCCAAACTTCATAAGTTCACTCATTCTACTGTACCTTTCTTCTTACTGGATTTTAGCCATTGCCTTCGACAGCGTTTGGCCGATCTGCAACACCGCCGGCCGAGGATCGCTCTCCGGTGCGAGGGTGCTACCACTTGAGACGGCGGGTGCGAGTTCCGCCGGCAATTGCGTCTTGGACTTCTTCAAGACCTTCTCGACATCCGTGATGGTCGGCAACTTCTTCACCCACGGCTCGACCCCGTTGGCCTCCAGCCACGCGGCGACCTTGGCCTCGTTAGAGGTCCACTTACGGATGGCGCGCTTGGGCACCAGTTTGTAGCCGGGCACCGGCTGGCCTTCCTCCAGCAGCCCGTGCGCCAACTGCTGCAAGTCCTTGATGAAGGCTTCCACGGTCGGCACCATGTCGAGGTAGCGGGCGATCTGGTCGTGCGGCAGCGACTCCAGCTTGGCCTTGACCATGCGGTCCACTGCGCCCGTCATCAGCGGGCAGATGGGCTTGGCTGCGCACCAGCGGCAGTGGTCGCCCGACGCCAGCGGCGCGTCGGGCTTGAGGGCCTTCTTGACCGCCGCAACCAGTTCCTGCTCGAACGCCTTGACGCGCTCGGGCGTCGTCAGCCAGCGCTTGACGCTGGGCGGCTGGACGATGACCAGTTCGATCTCCTTGGCGCCATCGAACACCCACGCTGTTTCCGGCGTCCGCATGGCGGCAGCGGCGTAGAACAGCAACTGCGCGTTCTCTTCGACATCGACGGCCACACCGTCGCCAAACTTCCAGTCCAGCACCACGGCGCGGTCGCCGAGACGCCCGAGAAAGTCGGTCGATCCGAACACGTCGGGCAACAGGTCGCCGAAGCCGACGCGGCTCTCGACCGCGTAGTCCATCGTGCCGTCAGGATCGACGGTGTCGAGCGCCAGCAGCGCGGGCCACAACTTGTCGTCGATCAGGTCTTGCGTCAGCACCGCGTTGTTGTGCTTGCGCCCGAGATGCTCGTCTGCGGACTGACCTTTATCCAGAATGTCGGCGATGGTGTCGTGCAGGAGCGTGCCCTCATCGGCGTAGCTGCTGCTGGGTTGCGGTGGCATCTGGTCTACCAGCGCCACGCTGCCGGGGCAGGCGATGACGCGCTTGGCGGTCGAGCCGCCGACGATCCTACTATGCTGCATACTTTACCTCACTTTACTGTCTAGGCCGCCCACCCTACACGACACAAAAATTAGGTCAACTCTTGATCTGTAAAAAATTTTGTGAGAGAGGTCGCGCATGATCGAAAAGGAAATCGAAACCTACTTCGTCAAGCGCGTGAAGGCGCTGGGCGGTTTTGCGTACAAGTTCCGCAGCGTGACGCAGCGGGGCGTGGCTGATCGCATCGCCTGTATGCCGAACGGCGAGGCGTGGTTCGTGGAACTCAAGCGCCCCGGCGGGCGGCTGTCTGCCTTGCAGCAGTTGTTCGCCGAAGAGATGAAGCACACCCAGCAGCGCTACGCCTGCCTGTGGTCGAAGGAGCAAGTGGACGAGTGGTGCAGCCGCTTCAGCTAAGACCATACCAAGAGGACGCGGCCGACTTCATCTACGAGAACGACCGCGCGATGATCCTCGCGCCGGTCGGCGCGGGCAAGACGGCCATTACCCTGACCGCGATGAAGGCGATGCTTGATGACGGACATGTCAAGCGGTGGCTCGTGCTTGCACCGAAGCGTGTGTGTACCGACGTGTGGCCTGTCGAGCAGCCGAAGTGGGCTGCGGGAATTACTCTGCGCGTTGCAGTCGGAACCCCCGCCGAACGTGCCGACGCTTGGAACAGCGACGCTCAGGTTATCGTCACGAACTACGATAACCTTCAGACCTTGTCCGACCTGTCCGCTTTTGACGGGATCATCTTCGACGAACTCACGCGGCTGAAGAACCCCGGCGGCAAACGCTTCAAGGCGCTGGAGAAGCTGCTGGCCCCCATCAACGTGCGCTGGGGGCTGACCGGATCGTTCACGTCGAACGGGCTGGAGGATGTCTTTGGCCAGTGCAAGATCGTGGACCAGTCGCTGCTCGGCCGCGCCAAGGGTGCCTTCATGCAGCAGTACTTCATCTGCATCAACCGCGACTTCGGCCAGTGGACGCCCGCCCACGGCGCGCTGGAGCAGGTGATGGAGCGCATCCGCCCGGCGACCTACGTGCTGGATCCGGGCGAGTACAAGGACAAGCTGCCGCCGTGCCACGTCGTCGAGGTGCGCGTCACGCTCGACAACCGCACGCCCTACGACGAGATGAAGCGCGAGTACGTCGCCCGCTTCAAGGACGACATGGTCGTGGCGCAGAACGCCGGCGCCGTCACCAGCAAGCTACAGCAGATGGCCAGCGGCTTCACCTACAATCGCGGCGCAGCGCAGGAATCCATTTGGTTCAGCAGCCACAAGTTTGATCGGCTGGAAGAACTGCTGGCCGAGAACCAGCGGGCGAACACCATCGTCGCTTACAGCTACCTAGAGGAACTGGCGGAACTCAAGCGCCGCTTCCCGCACGCGCAGACGATGGACGACGACAACGTGATCGAACGCTGGAACCGCGGCGAGGTCGAACTGCTGTTGGTCCATCCCAAGTCGGCCGGCCACGGCCTCAACCTCCAGCACGGCGGCTGCCACATGGTGTTCCTATCGCTGCCGTGGAGCCTCGAACTTTACGAACAAACCGTCGGGCGCCTGCACCGCAGTGGGCAGACGCGCGACGTTTGGGTCTACGTCATGCTGACGGACAACACCATCGACGAACGCATCTGGGCGGCGCTGCACGACAAGCGCAGCGTGTCCGATCTAGCATTAGAGGAACTGAAGAATGGTTAAGGTGCCGTGGCAGACAATTGCCGTGAAGCTATCCGAGTATGACGAGCCGACGCTGGAGCGGATGCTCGACGAGGAGATCAACAAGCACAAGCGCGTCGCTATCGCCAAGCGGCTGCACCAGCGGCTGTCCAAGTTGCGGACGATGCGCGAGCGCGACGAGATTGTAAGGGAGATGAGCGCGTGACGGACATGGTCAACCACCCGCCGCACTATAAGACCGGCGGGATTGAAACCATCGACTACCTTCAGGCCAAGCTGACGCCGGAAGAGTTTGCCGGCTATTGCCGCGGGAACGCGCTGAAGTACCTAAGCCGCGCCGGGCACAAGGACGCCACAGCGCAGGAAGTCGGCAAGGCTATTTGGTATCTGGAGCGCTGGCGGGACAGTCTTGCTCGCACAGACACGCCCACACCGAGTTATGGGTCTCAATCTGGCTGACAGTGCGCGGGCTGTCGGCGCGGCTGTCGTAGAAGATCGGCTTGGCGACGGCGCAGTAGCTATTCGTCGCTGGCGGCGGCGTCGAACCGTGAGCGCAGGCGCTCGTTACGCTCAGGATCGTCAAGCCGAGCAGCGTGCTCCGCCAGATCGCGTTGCCGTTGGACTTCATCGGCGGCTTCCTTTTGCACTTCCTGCCGTCCCTGCTGCCGCAGTTTGGAACGTTCCCACGCCGCCCAAAGGCGGTCCAATAGCGACAGCAGGGACGACAGCAGTTTAATCACGCCTTGGGCGTCTCAGCGAGAAACACAGCGGCGACCCCTGCCAGACCAGCAACCGCCGTGGAGACAGCCACCCACTGTACGTCCGACAGGCCGAACGCCAGCGCGAGGCCGGCGAAGCCTGCATAAGTACTCGGCTCTTTCAGACGAGCCAGAAGCCACATAAGTAGTGCCATATCATTTTCTCCTTGCGTTATAGTGGGGAACGTCTACGCTTGCGTAATGACTTTCCGCACTTGTTTCCGCTGTGATCGCTCTCTTGAGGCAACGCCAGATAACTTTCACCGCGAGAAAAGCCGCCCGTTGGGTTTATCATATGAATGTAAGGAGTGCCATAGGGCGCGAAAGAAAGGCCGCGACCGGCGCAAAGAGCGTTGGACTGCGTTGACGCCCGAACAAAAGGATTTGCGCAAAGCACGAATGGCGCGCTGGAGCCGCACGCAGCGCGGGCGCGCTACGCAACTGCGCAAGGCGTACCAGCGGATAGACGCTTGCGACTTAACGTCCGAAGAAGTGCTAGAGTATATTGTGCAGCCTTGCGTGTACTGCGGCACGACAGCGGACAATCGCGGGCTAGACCGCATAGATAATTCGCTGCCCCACGTTAAAGGCAACGTGCAGACTGCTTGTACTGACTGTAATCGTATAAGGAGCGACCGTTTCACCGTCGAAGAAATGAAATTAATCGGCAAGATGATGGCCGAAATACGCACGGCTAGGGGTAGTTCGCCCGAGGCAATTCAAAATGCGGGCCGTCGGGGAACGAGCGGCTAAGGTTCTTTGCGGTAATCGGCCCTTCTATAGCCGACAGCAGTTTCCATGTGCCGCCCCACCGAATTGGAACCTTCTCGGCTATCGAAGCGGCGCGCATGATTTCGGCCAACTTCAAATACAGACCCCAATCCCATCGGACGGCCCCACCCATCATCGCCCCCAGATCGACAGCGTGTCCGGTCAGGTGGCGGGAGTTGAGCGTGCGCGTCGCGCCGTTCGCCATAAGTTGACGCTGGCGCTCCATCGTGCGCAGACCTTCGAGCACGGTGAAGTCGAGATCCGACATCGCTGCGGCTTTCTTGACCACACGGACAAGGTCGGGGTGAACCCCTTCAAGACGCGACAGCGAACGCTGGCCGAGGACAATGCTCATTTCAGCCCCAGCAGCGCCAAGAGGATGCCCACAAGCAACATGATGATCGTGCCGGCGGCCGTCAGGCCGACACCCTCCAGCCGCTTCAAGCGCGCGCAAATGCTCTCGTAACGCAGGGCGCAGACCTCCTCGTGCGTGTTCAGTCGTGCTTCAGTTTGGTCAATCGTAGTCATTTTAGCGAGGCCCGATGTAGTTGCCATGTTCGTCGAAGAGAGGGTTGCCGTACTCATCGTATTCGTTGAGCGTCCCCTCAAACATGCTGCCGTCTTCAGGCCGCGCGGGCGCGAGCGAAGGCAAGTTGACGGCGGGGAGCATTGATTGCGCCGCGATTGGCACGGCAGGTATCCGCTTCTCCGGCGTGCCGCGCACGCGGTTGGTTATGGCGGCCATACGGTTGCTCGCCATGCGGTTAGACACGGCGCGCGACGCCAGCCCTGCGCCGCTAAGTCCAAGACCGATAGCCCCTACTGTGGGTTGGTCAGAGTAGAAGGCGCTGCCAGTCCCACCCGCCAGAACATAGCCGAACCGAATGTTGCGAATGTCGAACGACGGGGAGAGACGGCCAACTTTTCCGGTCGCACCGATAACGCCTTGGCCGCGGGCCAGACTGTCAATCTCTCTCTGGATGTCTTTGTCGAACGCGCGCATCCGGTTCGGGTTGTCGGCTACCTGCTTCGCTTTGTCGCGCAACGCCAGCGAAAAAGGCTTGTCCGTCCGCCGCGCGCGATCCACCATCGTGTCGAGCGCGTCGGCTTGGCTCATGCGGCGCCACGCGGTGCGGGCTTCTTTCAGCGCGGTGGCGGCTTCGGGAGCCGGCCCGACGACCACGGCGCCCCGCGGCGGCGCTTCGACAAAGGCGTCGATCTGCCGAATGAGGTCATAGCCGAGCCGGCGCTCGTCTTTGTCCATGCTGTTAGCCGCCGTGCGCGCGACGCGGCGCAGCAGTTCGACCTGCGAGAACGGAATGCTCGCGCCGTTTTGCGCGGCTTCGTTGGCGACCTCGTCGATCCGCTCCAATGCGCGGTTAATTCGCGGGTGCAAGACAGGGTCAAACTGCACTTTCGGGTTTGCGGTGAACGACTGGCGAATGGTGCCGCCGAGGTTGACCACGCTGGTCGGGTCGAACAGAACACCTGCCTGCTCGGCGCGGTCGTACGCCGCTTTAGCTTGCGCGTTTAGTTGCGCCGATGTCACCGACCGAGGGCGCGGCGTAGCCAGCGCGCCGGTCGTCATACCGCCAAGCAGCGACAGACCCATCAACGCGACGGGGTCGGTCACACCACCATATTCACGCGCAATGGTCGGCGCTGCTGCTGCACCAGCGCCAGCGGCGGTCTGCGCGCCGCGATGCTGCGCAAGTTGCTGCATGATGTTGCGCGTCAGCCCCGGCGCTTGGCGCGCCGCGAGATTGCCGAACGCCGTTGCGCCGCCTAGCGCCCCCGCACCGCCTTCGATGGTACGAAGAAGAACTTCCTGATCTGGAGTTTGCGGTCGCCGCCCGATGCCGACATTCTCGTAGCCTGCGCGGATGGTTTCCGACGGCAACGATACGCGCTGGCCGTCAAACAAAGGGGCAGCGGCGTTGTAGATGCCGGTGCCGAGGTCGGCCAGCCCAAGCGACAGAACACCGCCAGCCGCACCGATTGGAGCGCCGACGCCGGCGAATGGAGCACCGGCTGCGGCGCCCAACGTAGCGGCTGTCGCGTATGGCGAGAGGGCGCTGGTGATGACGCCGGCGTACTGCGCGAGAGACGTGTCGGGCTGGGGGACCGGCGCTTGCGGGGCTTGCGGGGCAGCCTTCTTACCGCCGCTAATCGTCGTAACGCGCGACGACGGATAATCATTGTTTGCGCGTTGCTCGATCTGGTCTGGCGTCACGCTATCCGGCACATTCCGGTAGACGCGGGACGTTCCGTCTTCAAAAGTGACTGTGACGTTGCGCGGCATTATAGCGCCCCCTTACCAATCCACCACGGTTGCGCCGCTCCGTGTGCGCTGCGCGGCGCCCTTTTTTGCCGGTGCGGCGGCGGGCGCGCCATAGAGTTCTTCGGTGTCCTGCAGAATCTGCATAGCGGCTTCAAAACCCTGCGTAGGGTCGGACATCGCGTCCAACGTAAGCCGGAGTTCGACGTTCGAGTTCATTTCTTGCGCGCTCATGCCGGTCGCGTTTTTGATGGCGGTGGCCAGTTGCTTGCGGAGGGTTTGAATTTGCGAAAAATACTTGGATGTGTCCTTACCGATCATTTTTTGGTACTCGCGACAGA